TGTACTTACTAAAGTAACAGATGCTGTAACTTGAGAGGTGTGTACATTTGCTAATGTTAATCCAAGAACAATAGTTGTAATGTTATCAGGACAATCATATATTTCTTCAGGAGTTCCTGAACTTGCAGGAGCAACATCCCTCGTAGTTAATTTAAATGTATTCGCCATTTTACTTTTCCTTGTTTATGTAATTATACTTTATTTTTGCTTGTTTGTCAAGCATTATCCTAACGCAATAGCAAGGGCTGTTGCACTATCATCAGTAACTGCTTTTAAAACACTTACATCCATTCTTTTTAATGCTCCTCCGTCACTTACAAGTAATTCATCTGTTGTAGCTAATCCTGTAGTTAAAGCAGTCTGTCCAGAAATTACATTGTTGTTTAACATAGAACCTTCAACTGCATTTGCAGCTATTGTTACTGCTCCTGCATCACTTGCAGTTGCATCACCTGACATTGCAGAGTAAATGTATTTTTTTACTCTTGTTAAATCAGAACGTCTGTTTGTTCCACCACCACCATCATCTACAATAATCTCGTCTGCATCTACTAGGTCTGCACCGATATCAGTTCCACCATCTATGTCTAGATTTGCAATGGGAACTTCACCAGCAGCATCTTCAACATAAGTTTTTACTCTTGACAATGCAACTTTTCTATTTGTACCACCAGCACCATCATCTACTATGAGTAAATCAGAGTCAGTAAGAGCTGCACCTATGTCTGTTCCACCATCAATCTCTAATGCACTTAGAGCAACTTTACCTGCTGTAGATATTGTACTTAATTTGCTGTCACCAATACTACCTGCAAGTTTTGATGCTGCAATGCTACCTGCTAACATACTATTTTCTACTGCACTACTTGCGATTGTTACAGCACCTGTGTTAGCTATTGTAACGTCACCACTTACAGCAACTTCTTCATAACTTGTTCCATCTGATACTAATATTTTAGCATTTGTTACATCAGGCATAATTAATTTAGCACCTAATGTTAAATTACCTGTTACACCAAGTGTAGTAGCCATGTCTACTGCACCATCAATATCTACATCATCTAAGTTAGCTGTACCGTTTACATCTAGGTCTGTACCTACATATAGCTTTTTAGCTATACTTGCACCACCTTCTGTTCTTAATGCACCTGTATCCCCTGTAGCATTACTAGCATCTGTAGCATCTGTTATATCAACTACACCACTAGCTGTAATTGCTGCTGTTGTTGTTGCACCTGTAACACCTAATGTGCCACTCATAGTTACACCTTCAGAACTATTAGTAGTAACTATATTTAATATTCCTGTTTTTCCTGAAGCATCAAAACTAAGAGCAGATGCATTGTTATCAATTAAATCCCAATCTGTTGCTTGACCTGTAGTAGTGTAATCTCCTGTAACAGTGATACTATCTAAAGTAGCTGCACCAAAATCTACTGCTCCTGTAGTAGTTAAGGTCTCATTACCAAAATCAATAGCACCACTAGAGTCTGTAATACTACCATTAGCTAAAGTAAGATTACCTATAGTAGAACCTGTAGCTGCAGTAAGTTGGTCAACTTGTAAGTTTTCGTAACTAGAACCTAATTTTAATTCAAATTGATCACTTGATGTATTATATGTAAATGTAGCATCATCACCTGACCCACCTTCTATTGTAATACCTGCACCATTAACTACACTAGATGTACTGTTACCACTATCTAATACAATATTATGATCATTTAAATTTACAGTTGTTGAGTTTACAGTAGTTGTTGTACCACTAACAGTAAGATTACCTGCTATAGTTACATTATCAGGTAGTCCAATCGTTACTGTACCTGAACTTTCTCCAACTTCAACTTCATTACTTGTTCCTAAAAATGTAACTGTTCCACCTAACGATACAGCAGTTGAACTAGAAGCATCTGCTACAGTTATACTTGAGTTAGCTAGTTTACTATTTGCTATACTACCTGCTAACATAGCATTTTCTACTGCACCATTTGCTATTGTTACTGCTCCTGCATCACTTGCAGTTGCATCGCCAGACATAGCAGAGTAGATATATTTCTTAACTCTTGTTAGTTCAGATTTTTCATTATTTCCACCAGCACCATCATCAACAATAATTAAGTCGGCATCTACTAAATCTGCACCTACATCTGTTCCACCATCAATTTCTAATGAGCTTAAAGCAACTTTACCTGCTGTAGATATTGTTGCTAGTTTACTGTCAGCAATAGCTGCACTTGAATTAATATCTGCATTAACAATAACCCCTGAACCAATAGCCGCAGTACCACTTGAAATAGATATATCACCAGAAATACCACTTTCAATATACGTAGCAACTCTAGACATAGCTGCTTTTCTGTTTGTACCACCTGCTCCATCGTCAACAACGATTAAGTCTGCATCTACTAACGCAGCACCAATATCTGTACCTCCGTCTATTTCTAGAGCAGACAAAGCTACCTTACCTGCAGTGCTAATTGTATTTAATTTTGTATCAGCAATACTTCCTGCTAACATAGCATTTTCAACAGCACTAGAAGCAATAGTTACAGCACCTGTGTTGGCTATAGTAACGTCACCTGATACTGCTACTTCTTGAAATGATGTACCATCTGCAACAAGTATTTTAGCAGAGGTGTTGTCAGGCATTTTTAGTAGTGAACCTACTGTAACGCTACTATTAAATGTTGCATCTCCTGCTTCACTACCATCAAGAGTAAGCATAGTAATGTCAGAAGTAGCATCTGTGCCTTTAAAAATAATATCTGTATTATTAGCTTGTGCATCAATAGTTATGTTACCTGAAGATGTAGCAAGAGTAACTGCAGCATCACCTGTTGAAATATCATCTAATGCAACAGCAGCACTAGTGTAAGCATTAATTTGAGATGCAGTTACATATTTAGTAGCACCACCATCATCTATTAAAAATTTATCTGCATCTGCAATCGTAATAGATGTACCATCAGTAGCACCATCTATTTGTATTGCAGCACCTGATACTTTATCTGCTGTAGTAATTGTACTTAATTTACTATCTGCAATAGAACCAGCTAACATAGAATTTTCTACAGCAGTACTTGCAATAGTCACAGCACCGTTAGATGCTATTGTTACATCTCCTGATACTGCTACAGGATTAAAGTTAGTGCCATCTGCAACCATAATATGACCACTAGTATTTGTACCCATAGTTAGGTCATCACCACTAATTGTCAAATCACCTGCTATTGTAGCATTTGCACCACTAAATGTTAAAGCTGTTGTTGTGCCTGACTTAATTACTAAGTTACCTGATGAATTTTCTAATGAACCAAAAGTAGCAGAATCATCTTGTAAAGAAACAATACCATCATCTGTATTTAATATTATATCTCCTGCAACATCTAATGTAAAATCACCAGAAGATAAATCTAACTCTGTACCATTTAAAGTAAAATTATCTACTACAAGAGAAGCACCTGTAATTATTCCTGTAGATGTTACGTTACCTAAACCACTAACATTACCACTATCATCAAATGTATAGTTACCATCTGAAAATGTACCATCTATGGTTAAGTTACGAACTGTTCCTATATCTCTGTTAGCATCTACAACCATAGCCTTACTAGCAGCAACAGTACCTGCAGTAATGCCATCAAGCATTTCTAATTCAGCTTCAGCTAACTCTGCACCTGAACCTAATGTTAAAGAACCACCTACTGTAAGATTACCTGCTACAGCTAATGTAGAACTAGCTACTGTAGAATTAGGAGTTAAAGTAAGATGTGTTACATAAGTTCCTGCACTTGCTATATCATTACCAAATGTTAGTGTACCACCATCAGCTATATTTAATTTCCACTCATCTCCTGCATCATCACCTTCATCAGCCATCAATGTAATAGCTAATCCTGCACCCTCAGTTGCAGCTATTTTTAATGAATCAGTTGTTGCTTCATCATAACTAATTGCAACATTTGAATCTGAACCAAATATTAATTGTTCATTGTCAATAATTAATATGTCATCACTAAATTGAAATAAATCAGCAGAAGTATCCCAAGATAACACTCCTGAGTTTGTGTCGCTTGAATTAAAAGTTAATGTTGTATCACTGTTGAGTGTTCCAAAAGTTGTACCACTTACTGTTTTTGACCCTATTGTAATAGCATTACCAATTAAGTCAGCAATAACACCACCTTCATTATCAGTACCATCGTGTACATGTCCTGTACTTTTTTGAAAAACTGCTAGTAGTTGGTCAAATTCATCATTGGTATGTGCTGCTGTGATTACGTCACCATCTGTATAAGATGATTGTCTTGTATACGTTGCTCCCATTTACCTTCTTGCTCCTAACTGATATTCTAATTGAAACCCTTTTAATGAGTATGGTGCTGTTATAGCGTTATCATTTACTCTTAACGCTACGGCAAAACCTGAACCTTCTACGGATTGTCTTAACAACGGTTGTGATGCACCACCGTATGTAGGTGTTCCATAAGTTGATGTACCATATATAGCTACCACATCTTCAGAATCTAGTGTATATGCTGCAGGTCTTGAAGAGTTTCTATCTTCATAATCATATCTTACAAACATATCAGCATTAATGGCTGATTCAGGTTTGTAGTTAACTATGACCCTTTGCATATGTTTTCTTATTCCCGGATCACCAAATGTTAGATCAGGACTTCTATATCTACCTGATATAGCTGTTCCATCAAAATCATTACCTTTTTCTTGTCTATATATATAACCATCAAACCCACCATGTAAAGCTAACACATCACCTAACTGTACAAATGTATCTGTTGTAGATGGTTTTATACCTTTTACTTCTGCAAACTCAAAATTTTGTCCTTTTAAAACACATATAATACCTCTTGTATTATCTTCACTTACACCATCTTTAGGAAAAAATATTCTATACTGTGTTTTATCAGGTATAACAATCGACTCAAATAATGCTGAATCAATTAAATTTTCATCAAATATTGACTGTACATTTGCACTAATAGTTCCAAGTTCAACGTCACCAATTCTTGCTGTACCTGCAATAGTTCTTAATCCATCAGGTCCTAAAAATATTAAGTCACCTGCAAATTCTTGTATTGTGTCACCATTAACACATCCAATATTACGTGTAACAGCAACCATTGAAAAGTCAGCTTGTGAAGTTCCTGATAATTTAAATATTCTATTTTGACAAAATATAAATAAATCACTACGGAAAACTTTTAAGCCAACTATAGTATCATCAACTCTTATACTACCACCACCTATTGCTACAGAAAAATTACTTTCTTCAAAAGGTACACTAAATACTAGTTCTTGTGGTGTGCTTGACATACCTGCATAAAACATATGTTCTTTAAATGCAACTACATGTTTTGCACCTGTAACTGTAGGTGGAAATAAATCAGCAACTATATTACCTATTACATGATCATCTGCTGTAGAACTTGATGTTGCTCTTGTTACACCTGTAAAAGAATTATCTGTTTTACCTGTATAAGTAAATATTTCACTATTTATTAAAACAGAACCACTAGAATTAAAACCTGTGGTTGATTTAACTGTTATAGTTCCTGAACCTGACATACCTGTTCCTGAAGCTATATCAGCACCTAGTTGAGTTGTATTTCCTGTTGCAGCATTTGGTGATGTAACATCTGTAGCTGTCATTGAGGAATTAAATATAGTAGGTGTATTATCTCCATCTACTACAATTAATTTATCAGTGCCATCAAAGTTATATCTTTCAAAATTATATTTACCTGCACTAGACCTACTATTATCTCTTTCTGTCCAACTTTCAGATACTGCATCATTTACAGCATGTGTTGCAGCTGTAGTAGAACTTGTTGCTCTTGTTACACCTGTAAATGTAGTTGATGTAACACCTGTATAAGTAAATATTTCTGAATTAATTTGTAAAGTAGCTGTTCCTGAACCCCCCGGATCAGTAAAACCTGTAGTGCTATCTACAGTTATAGTTCCTGAACCTGTCATTCCTGTTGCTGAAGCTATTTTAGTTTCTAGTTCTGTTGATGCAGAACTAAATATTTTTTCACCTCTAGCAGCTACTACTTTATTTGCAAAGTTAGCTACCATTAAAACTTTTTCTGAACTAGCAGAAGTTTGAGGTACTATATGATTTACTTGTTTTCTAAAACCATTTATTCTTTTATAACCACCTTCAATGTCAGGTTCAAAGTTTAATAATTCTAGGGCTTGACCCGGTTGCATAATAAAGGTTGAACGACTTTTTATTAAACCACCTTCACACGTAAATGCAAGAGGTGCTGTTTGAGATTCGTCAGCCATTTAACTTATCCTTAAAGGTGTATCTGCTCCTGTTAAATATCCTGATCTTGGTATATATGTAGATCGTATATAGTCAAATCTATTTACTAATAAGGTTTGCATATTTTTTATACCTTGTTCAAATCTTTGCATATTTAACTGATATTGTTGTGTTTCACCTCTATACTGATATACAAAAGCTGTTGCACCATCTGCTATAATAGGTGCAAATCTATCAGGTATAGATGTTGTATCACCATGTGCTGACATATCTGAAGGAAATGTAAAATAATCAAACTTAATTGTATAGGATTTTGTAGGAAAAGGATGTAAAAGATAATTATTATCAGGAGTACGCACTATAAATTGTGGTATTCCACCATCATTAAATTGTGCAACTTGAACACCACTAGCGTGTGCTGCAGCTGTTGTACTACTTGCTCCTCTTGTAACACCTGTAAAAGTTGTTGAACTACCTATAGCTGTATATGTTACTTGTTCATTTCCAATATATAGTGTTCCTGAACTTGCAAAACCTGACGTACTTGCAACAGTAATAGTTTCTACAGAGTCAGTATGAGATGTACTTAAAGTTGTTGTATCTATTTCATCTTCTTGTGTTATGTAAGCATTTACATAATCATTATAATTTAAAACACGCAATCTACCACCACTAGTAGCTAAATCGCTATCTTTAACTAATCTAAATGTATTATAGTCTACTGTTTTAGCATCTGTTGGTATAGTATATTTAACTGTACCTGCTGTTAATGTTTGTGTTTTTGTTGAATGATTAAAAGGATACTGAAATTCTTTTTGATTAATATATCTTACAGCTTCATTTACTGCATTCTTACATTGTGTTTGTATACCTCTAGATGACGTAAAATTAGATGAAGTTAATGCTACTTCATTTAAACGTGCAATTACTCTATTTGTATGTGTAAGAAAACTTTCTGCCATAATATACTCGTGTTAAAAGGATGGCAAGTTTCCCTGCCACCCTATAGTGTTATTTAAGCTAGTTGATCTCTGTCAACTTCGTCTGCTTTTAGAATGCTCTTTATAGGCATAACGACTGCAAACACACGGATTACACCTGCTGTAATACTCGATCCTGTACCTGCAAAAGTTAATTTTAATGAACCATCTGCTGTAACTAATAAAGGATGGTCTGCTGTTGCATCATCCATTGTTGCATAGTCACCTGCAGAAGCACCATCAATGTCAAAACCGTCTATCCAATAGTCGGCATCGCCACCTGCTAAACCCATGTCCACAGTACCATCTGTTTGATCACTTGTTAAAGCTGTTAAAACTTCAAGATTTGCGTAATACATCAAATGATCAGCAGGAATAGCACAAATTTCAATTGTACTACCATTAGCATCGATATTTTGATTAGAAAAATCAAATCTTTGCTCTACTACATATGGTTTCATTCTATCGCTTCTACCCATACTCACACCGTGAGTCGAATTAGTTGTTGCCAACGCTGTTGTTGTTGCTGCCATAATTAATTCTCCTTACGCTACGTTATATTTAGCAGTTACGATAGCTTCAGGTCGAAGTATCTTTCTACCATACAAATGCATACCACGAACAATATCAGCGAAACTGTCAGGGTCTCTGTAAGTTTCTGTTTTATTGATTTGTTCAGCAGTTGCTACTGAAGAACTATGTCCTGCAACAATAACTCCATAGTTAGAGTTTTGGTTGCTTGAACCTGTAGTTCCCGGACCAGTTCCAACAGCAGGTAAGTTGTTTGATGAGTAAACATCAAAACCGTGTAACTTGCCTACGGAAAGTCCTGATCTTAATCCACCTGATTCACCGAAGTCTGCATTGAGAAGTCTTGAGTCTTCATCTTTTAGAACTTCAATAAAAGTTGGATGTAACACAAGCCATCTACCGTCAGTGTCCACAAATTGTGTATCTAACAGTCTGCCCATTCTTGCAATAACCTGTAAAGGTGTTGCAGTAGCAGTTGCTTGTGCAGTAGCACCGGGCATACGTGGTGCTAATGGGATAGAGTGGTCTCCAGCACTACCTGTAGTGATGTTACCAAAGTCTCCCTTTTTCAGTTTCATGCTAGTTAGCAGTTCATCAGAACCTGCAGTTGATACAGCTTTTGTACCACTTACAGTTGAGTTTGCTGCACTAGCTACTGAGTTTATTGAGGATTGTGCAAATCCTGATAGATAACCAAGAACTTCTTGGTCATAGTTGTCTTTTAGTCTGTAACCTGCTCTGTCACTTGCGAGTTGAGAGAAGTTTACGTGACTATGTGCTTCCTCTATATCGTCAATCTTAAATGCAAAATAATTTGATTGATCAACAGTCAAGCTGAAGTCTTCATCGTCAAGGTCTTGTGGAGTAATCGGAGTTCCACGAGTATAACTCTTGACAGTGATTTCTGGCTCTTTAATAATCTTAACAGTATCACCCATATTAGAAATTTCACCAAAGTAATCAGAATTAGTAATGCTTTCTACAATAGAACTTTTTCTGAATGCAAGTTGAACTTGTTTCGAATATATAACAGGTGAGAAATTACCGTTAGGTAGATTACCATAACCAGCCGCACTTGAAAATGCCATAGTAGTTTCTCCTATTTTTTACTACTTACAAATGCAAAATATGTAATTTATTTGAGGTCTATTGTTCAAAGGTGCAACATTATTTGTACAGATAAGTTGGGCTTTTACTAGACAGAGTAGGTCTAATATCTTTATATTTGCGAAATAATAAGTACAATTATAAGCCTAACTGTACTTATATACTATAGTTATACACATAAATTATTGTTTGTCAACTATATTTATCTTGCAGAGCCTGATAAATCATAGATAAATTTACCACTTCTAATAGCTTCCATTATCTTTTCTTGATTTTTTTCGTATTGAGAAGCTGTCATTTTTTCTACCTGTGACTCTTTAAAAAAAGATTTAGTCTCATCTATTTCAGGTTCTGCTCTATTATTTTTAGTTTTTACAACTTTCGCAGCATCATTATTAGCTTTAGGTTTGTTAATAATATTTTTATCAACTTTATATAAATCTATTGCTCTAGCAGCAGATCGTGCATCATTGTCATTGTCATATAATGCATCTTGAACCCATTTAGGTTGTTCTTCTGCCCACTCGTGAAAGTCATCACTATCTCTTATGTCAGCAAAATCAGGATGTATTCTCATTAATTCTGCTTCTGCTTTTTCTTTTGTAGCATTTAATTGTAACTCATTAATGCTTTTTACTCTTTCTTCTAGTTGTTTTGAAGTTTCTTTTGCTTTCTTAATAGCAATTGTTTCAACCATTGCAGCAACGTCAGGATATTCTTTAGCCCAAGTTTCTAACTCTTCTTCTGTCTTAGGTAGTTTAATTTCTTTCTTTGTTGCTTCAGATAATTGTTTAGAAAGTTCTTCCACTCTTACTTGCAAATCTTTTTCTTTTTGCTGAGAATGTCTTCTTAAATCGCCATACCTTTTCTTAAATGTTTTTTCTTCAGCGTTAGTAGGCTCTTCTTCTTTCTCTTCTTCTTTTGGTTCAGGTTTTTTTTCCTGTTCCATCATCTTTTTTAGTTCTTCTTCATCCTTCTTTATTCTATCTTCTATATTAGAAGGTTTACTCATAAATGCAACTTTCTTAGGTGTTGCTTCCTGTACTATAGCTTCAGCCATAATTTTCTCCTTTGGGGTTATCGTAGCCAATTAGTTGGGGGATAAGTAGCCATCAATGCAGGTTATTTTTTAGAAGCTAACCCACCACGCTTCATAACTTTTTTCTTTGGTTTTTTAGATTTATTCATTAAACCACCTTTTGCACGAACATATCCTTGTCCACCTTCTCTTTTAGACCTAGAAACTTCTGCTTTTTGTTCTTGTGTTCTTTCGTCTCGTGCTCGTTGTGCAGCTTCTCTATCTTCTCTATCTGCCTTGTCTTGTTCTCTTCGTGCTATAGCATTTAATCTCGCTGTTTCTGCAGCTCTTCTTCTTTTTTCTGCTTCTGCTTCTGCTATAGCATTTAATCTTGCTGTTTCTGCAGCTCTCCTTCTTTTTTCTGCTTCTGCTTCTGCTATAGCATTTAATCTCGCTGTTTCTACATCCCTTAATCTTTTTTCTTCTGCTTCTTGTTTTACTCTAGCTTCTTCTTCTTTTTTCAATCTTGCAAGTTCAGCTGCTCCTTTTGCAATATCTGAAGGGTCTTGTATGGATGTTCCTATTTCTCTTCCTGTTTTTCCTTGTATTTCTATAGGTTTACTTCCCATAGGCATATCTGATACTACAGGTTCAGGTTTATCTTTTACAGTTGCTGTTGTAACTTCTGCAGGTTTTAAACTTGAAGTAAAAGTTGTACCTGTTGGATATCCTTCTTCTTCGTCTTCAAAACCACCTGCTGCTATTTTAGCTGCATCTTCTAAACTAAAATCTGTAAATGAAATTTGATTACCTGATTTATCAAAATTATCAGGGTCTATTATAGTATAAGGACTTGGGTTAGTTAAGTTTTGATTAGCTAATTTAATGTTAGGAAATAAAAATCCCGGAACAGTTCTACCTAATACTTTATACTTACCGTCTTTAAGAAATTGAACGGCTTCTTCTGCACTTAATCCTTCCTGATCCATAACTCTTCTAACTGTATCTACATAACTTTTTACTATTTCATTTTCTCTTTTATTCATATTTTCAGGAGAAGAAGAATCACCTTCTCTATCTTCGGTTACTTTAGCTGTTTCAACAGTAGTTTCTGCAGGTGCTGTTTCTTCTACAGCATCAGGGTCTTCCATTGTAAAACCTTTTTCTAATAATTCTTCAACTTTATCTTTGTATGCAGGTAAAGGTTCACCATCTTTATATGCAACATACTGTATCTCACCATTAGGTCCTACAAACTTACGTAATTCATCATACTTATATGGTTTTGTTCCTATTAACTCTTCGTATGTTGCAGGAGTTTTAGGTGCAGGATCACTTTCTTTTGGTGCATTATAAAATCTAGCTCCTTCATTTGGTGTTTGTATTGGTTGTATTGGTCTTATAGGTTGTATAGGTAATGTTGTATCTGGCAACTGTCTTTTAAATTTTGAGTCTATTGTATAAGTTCCTGTATTAGGATTTACATCTCCACCTGTTTGCATTTTTGTTGGTTCGTCTTCTATATCTAAATCATCTATAGTAAAAGGTATATCATCAGGTATTGTAGCTTCTTCTGAGTTACCCATTTGACCCATCTCTTCCATACGTTTAAGACCTGCTTTAGCTTGTTGTCTCATCATCATAAGTTTTTCTAAACCTATAAATCTAACTACATCTGCAGGAAACACAAACTCTCCTTCACTTAATTGTGCAGGTATATCGTCTCTAACTTCTTCTTGTGAAGAACCTATAGGAACATCATTGCCTGATACAGGATCAACTGTTCCACCATCTTGTTCTAATCCACCTTCTTGAAATAAGCTCATTTGTTGTTGTAAACTCATATTATACCACCTTTGTATCTATCTAATCTAGGATCACCTTTTGTTTGTGTCTTAGCAAATTTATATTTAACTTGATCTGGTTCTAATAACATGTAGCTATCTGCAAATAAATCTAATTGATCTTCTTCTCTTGTATTTTTATATATATAAGAATCATATCCATTTTTGTTTGCTACCTCTTTTATTTTATTAAACCACACTTCACGATCTTCAAAATTTATAACTTTATTTTTTGTACGTCTAGTTTGTTCTTCTAATGAACTAAGCACTAAATCTTTCCATAATTGTTCATCCATTTCTTCTCTTACCATAGATTGATTTAATTTTGGATTGTAATTTTTTACATCCATTTCTTTTGCTGCATCAGACATAAAATATATAACACCTTCATATTCTACTCTAGGTCTACTTTTTAAATCTATCATTGATTCGGCTGTTTGTGTCATAAAATCCATCGCAGATTTATCATTTGATGCAACTGTTAAATCACTAATCCATCTATTTGGTTGATAAAATAATCCTATATCAGGAATACGAGCAGGTTTTAAATCATCTGCAATTTTTAAAGGAAAAGTTCTTTGTCCTTCAGCCTTCATTTCAAATCCGTCAGCTTGTAAAGTAGGTTTCATTGTAGGTTCTACTACTCCATACTTCATTTTATTCATAGAATCTGCTTGTCCTTTTGTGCCTACATGAATACCAAAATCAGACTCGCCCATTAAATTAAACTTATCTCCTTCTATTTTTCCTTTACCTAAATGATATACATTTTTTGTGTATGTTGTTGTAGGTTTTAATTTTTCTTTTTTAGGTTTAATAAATTCTAAACCTTTAAATATATTTCCAGTATAAATATCTTCGTCATCAATATTACGCCAACGCTTTATATTTGGATCATTTATATTATTAGTTTTATAAAAGTATGGGTTTTTATAACCAATTAAATCTTGCTTAGGAATATTAAGACTTGATGGAGTACGTGTTCCATCGGCATTAATTCTGTACATATCATAAGTACCTTCATTATTACGTACTATAATATCTAGATTTCCTATAGTTTGCATACCTGCAGAACCTTTTTCATTTTTCATCGCAGCAAAAAATAATGGGTTTTCTAAATCTTTTTCAGTTATAGGATTAGTTTCTATTCTATTCTTTTTAACAAACTTAATATCTGATAATTGAGGTTTTAATTTTTCTTTTTTAGGTTTAATACTAACTTCTTCTTTTTTAGGTTTAATACTAACTTTTTCTTTTGGCAAAGATTTTTTTATTCCTTTTTGTAATCCTTTAATTAATGTTTTACCTGAAATAAGCCCACTAATTATTTCTCCTGTCATTTGTGCAGGATCACTAGAATCTGAAGGTATGCCTATTGAATTTAACATTTGATCAAATTTAGCTCTACCAAACTTTTGTTGTAAAAAGTCTATCTGTGGTTGCACAGATGTTGCAATAGCAGATATGTTTTTTGAACCATAGTTTATTGCTAAATCATTTACAAGTTTATTTAATTCTAATAAATCAGACGGTATAGCTGCTGTGCCTACAGCAACTCCAATACCTGCTTTCTTCATTCCTTTTGCTTGTTCTTTAGCAAAGTCTTTAAAAGAACCTTGTTCTCCTCTTGCAAATTTACCACTTGGAGCATATTCAGGCAAAAGTTTATTTATTTGTGTACGTATTTGTTCCTGTGATGGACTAACCATTTACCTCATCTCTTAGTAATTTAAGTCTACGTAAAGATGCTATAGCACCTTGCGATCTATACATTAAAATGTTATTATCTGTTTGTTCTAATGCTTTATGTTGTTGTATTATCAACTGTTCTATGTAGTTACTGAACGCTTCCCATTGGTGGTTGTTGTTCACCAACGGTTTCAGTTTGCTGAGTATTTGCTTGTCCACTGTCTTGAGGTACTCCTGTAAATCCTTGTTCTCCCGGAATAGGTGCTTGTCCTGTGCCAATTGTAGCACCACCTGCTCCTGTCATATCCATTGCATCTGCTCCTGCAGGTGCTTGTTGTTGTGGTGGTTGTTGTGGCATAGGTTGTTGGAAACCCTTCATTAATTCTGCCTGTATTGCTGCATCATTCATATTGTTTGTTACCTTATCAGGATCAAGGTCTAATGACTTAGCAATCTCTCTTATAACATATTGAAACTTAGCAAAAGGTGCTAGAGCAGGATTACTTGCAACCTGTAAAAATTGCATTAGTCTTTGTGATCTAACTTCGTTAGCCATTAGACTTTCTGTTCCTCTTGCTTTAACTTCTAAGTCACCTTTTATTTCAGAGTCATAATCAAATTGCATGTTAAAACGAAATAAACCTTCACCTAAAGGTCTTAATAAATAATCGTCTACATTTTTAATAACGGTTTTTACACTACCACTTGCAGCATTCATTAACATAGATATACCACTAGCTGTTCTACCAACACCTGTTACACCTGTCTGTCCATGTGCAAATGAAGGAAGACCTGTTGATTCATCTGCAAGTTGTCTTGCCTTATCAAACAACTGTATATTTTCATTAGATACATTAGGAAACTTTGTACCAAAGATAGCTTGACCCGGTGCTCCACCTTGTCTTCTAAATATTTTTCCCGGATACACAGATAAGTCTTGTCCCGGAACTAGATTAGTTTCATCTACCTCTATTAACATATTACCTGATAGCACAGCATTATCTACAGCCATTCTCATAAAACCATTCATTAATGTTTGTGTATCATCCATATTTTCTGCAATACCTACACCAAAGAAAGAGTAAGGATTAAGTTCATAGGGTGCAGCTACATAAGGTATCTTAGCAGGTTTAAATGGATTTAGTACCATTCTAAGAAGTTTACCATTACATATCCAAGCATTTATTTGTAATTCATCAAAATCTCGTAGTTCTTCTGGTATTTCTACTTCCTGTTCTTCAAGCATACTTGTATCGCACATACCCCAATACTCTAGCACTTGATATCTTTCTACACCATGTTCAGGTGCATAGTCAGCTAGATCATCTTCCCAAGATTCTTTTGTATAATTTTCACCTATATCTATAGCTTCTTCAATTACACTGTCTCTAAAATGAGGTCTTCTTTTTAAACTACGCAATTGACTTCTAGACATTTTATGTCTTTCAATTACATATGTTGCTTCATCCATGCTGTTTGCATCAGGATCAGGATAAAAATTCCACACAGATACGTGGCTTACTTGTGGTACAGTTTTAAATATAGGACTATAGTTACCTTCATCATCCCAATTAGGATACTCTTTATCAACTGCAAAAGGTCCTTTCATTACACCTGTACCAAATAATGCCATTTCAAATGATGTACTTCTTAAATGTTTATTAGCACCTGATTCTTGTAATTGGTCGTGTATTTTCTTTTCCATACTTTTTGCTGCAATCATAGCAGGACTAAAAGTAACAGATGTTGGTGTTGAACCTGCTCCTTCTTTTAAATTTTCTATATCTGATAACTTTTCTTTTAAAGGTCCTAGTTTTTCTTTTAAACTATTTTCTGTTGCACCTGCAGGTAAATCTTTACCATCTCCTGCAAAACCATAAGGAGATTCTAAATCCATACTATTTTTTAATTCTTCAGGTTCTTTAGGATCAAAGTTTACATCTGCAACAACACCCTCAGGTAATTCTGTAGGTTCAATACTTAATGGAAATTTATTACTAGCAAATAAAACATCTACGATTGAACCATATGCTGCTAATGTTTTTGTCTTAGTTACTTTTATAAATACTCTAGATTTCTCAGCTTCAGTAAATTGTACATCTTGTCCGTATACACCTCTATAGTTTCTATAAGAACGTAACCATCTAGTTTCATCATTTTCTCTATACTTATCAGCACGAGTATACTTTTCCATTATAAATGGTATTATACCTGCACCATCCTCATCAAATGACTCACCGTCTTCTAGAGCAATAGCATCATCTTCAATCATAATTTCTTCTTCAGCCATGTTTTTTCCTTAATATCCAAATGTAGAATCAGCTACAGGCATTCCTGTTGATGGTCTTCCTCTTGGATCGTAATCAAATATACTAAATCTAGGTCTTGACATAATGCCATATCTTAATGCATCATATAA